CTTCGAAAATTCGCATATGCGGGGCGCAAACGCGCGCCATTTCGCTAGCGTCAGGCAAAAATCATGCGCAATGCGTAAGCGGCTGCAAGAAAACCGCTGGAACGCGTAGGAACGTGCGTTTCGAATGCCCAGGAAGATTACTTCTGCCGAGGCCCAGCGCCTGGCAAAGTTGCGCTGGGAGCGCGAGCGGGCGACAGAAAGCGAGTCGGAGGCGGAAGCGCGTCGTCGGTTGACGAGCGCAAAAGCGGATAAGGCCGAAATTGAAGCGCGCGTGCGGCGTGGCGAGCTTGTCGAGCGAGCGAAGGCAGAACGTGCGATCTTTGAGTTCGCCCGACGCATGCGTGACGTTTGGGCGACATGGCCGGCGCGCATTGCGGCTCCGATTGCTGCGCGGCTCGGAGCCGACCCGCACGCGGTCGAGGCCGCGCTTGTCGCCGAAGTGCGTCGGCACCTGGAAGAAATCGCGCGCGATCCGTTGCCAAATCTTGATGCATCTGTCTGACGATGAGTGGCTCGCTGGTATTCTGCGCGATGCGCTGACGCCAGATCCGAGCCTTACGGTCTCAGAATGGGCGGACCAGTACCGTGTGTTGAGCTTGCGTGCCTCCTCAGAAGCGGGGCAGTGGCGCACTGCGCGCACACCTTATCTGCGTGAGATTATGGACGCACTGTCGCCGTCGCACCCTGCACAGAAGGTAGTGCTGATGAAGGGCGCGCAGATTGGCGGTACAGAGGCGGGCAACAATTGGATTGGGTATGTAATTCATTATGCTCCTGGACCATTTCTGGCGGTGCAGCCAACTGTAGAGCTTGCAAAGCGGTTTAGTCGCCAGCGTATCGATCCGCTAATTGAAGAGACGCCGGTGCTGCGGGATCGCGTTGCGCCGGCTCGGGCGCGCGATGCAGGGAATCGCCAGCTCGAAAAAGAGTTCCCTGGTGGAACGCTGGTCATGACCGGTGCAAACAGCGCCGTTGGCCTGCGCTCGATGCCGGCACGCTATCTGTTTCTCGACGAGGTGGACGCTTATCCGCCGTCTGCGGACGATGAGGGTGATCCAGTTGCGCTCGCGATTTCGCGCACTCGCACGTTTGCGTGGCGTCGCAAGATATTGATAGTTTCGACGCCGACGGTTTCCGAGCGTTCGCGCATTGAGCGTGAGTTTTTGCTTACTGATCGGCGTCGGTTTCACGTTCCTTGCCCGCATTGTGGTCACCGTCAACCGTTACGTTTTGAGCGGTTGCGGTGGGAGCGTGGCGCTCCTGAAAGCGTGGTTTATGTGTGCGAAGCGTGCGAGCGACCGATCGAGGAACGGCACAAGGACGCGATGCTTGCGAATGGCGTGTGGGTGCCAAGCATACTTGCGGCCGATCCGCGTGCAGTAGGGTTTCATCTTTCGTCGCTTTATTCGCCTTATGGATGGCTTTCATGGGTTGACATCGCGCGTGATTGGGAAGCAGCGCAAGGCAATCCAGAGAATATCAAAACGTTTCGCAACACTATCCTGGGCGAGACGTGGCAAGAGCGTGGTGACGCGCCGGATTGGGAGCGTCTGCTAGAGCGCCGCGAAGACTATCCGATGGGCGTCATTCCTCGCGATGCGTTGGTGTTGACGGCCGGCGTGGATGTGCAGGATGATCGTCTCGAATGCGACATATGGGGATGGTCTGAGGGCTACACCTCTTGGCTAATCGACCACGTCGTAATTTCGGGCAGCCCGCGCGAGCGCGAGTCATGGGATGCGTTGGCGAATCTGCTTGCCAAGGACTGGCCGCGCCAAGGCGGCGGAACGATGCGTATCGCCAAGCTTTGCGTCGACACTGGTGGGCGTGATACTGCGGCCGTCTATGGTCACCTTCGTCGTCTGCGCGATCCGCGCATCGCGCCGACTAAGGGCGTTGATGGCTGGAATCGCGCTCAACCGGTGCAGGGGCCGACGGTGGTTGATGCGCTTGTTGACGGTCGCAAGATGCGTCGCGGCCTCAAGCTTTGGACTGTGTCGACCTCAACATGGAAGATCGACCTTTATCGCCGATTGTGGCTGAGTCGCGGGGATTCCGAAAAGTATCCGCCAGGCTGGGTGCATCTGCCACGAGCGATCGAGGCGGAGTGGGTTAAGCAGCTCGTTGCTGAGCAGCTGCGCACGGTGCGTGACAAGCGCGGCTTTACACGTCAGGAATGGGCAAAGCTGCGAGATCGAAACGAGGCCCTCGACTGTGCCGTGCTGGCGCGTGCCGCGCTTTGGTTGCTTGGTGCGGATCGTTACGGTGAGCGTTTCTGGAAGCAACTACGCGAACAGCTAGATAATGCAGAGTTGATCGTAACGCCATTGGTTGATGCACCAGCGGTGGAACGCGATGTCGCAAACGCTGGTGATGATGCACCATCCATGCCGACGCAACTTTCGCTTCCGACCGTCACTTTTCGGCAAAATACGTGGCTTTTGCCGCGCAGTGGTTGGCTGCGGTGAAGGAGAGGTAACATGAATCCTGCGGTGCTCTCTTGGGCGCTGTCCCAGCCGCCGGAAAGTCGCGCGGCCACGTTGGCGGCGGCGTATACCTCTGGGACGACTCGGGTTAGTTTTGAAGGGCGAACGGTCGAGTATCGTAGCTTGGAAGAGATCGGCCGCGCTCTGTGCATTTTGTACGGCACAGAAATGCTGACCGCGCGCCGGCCTTCGGTGACGCTTTCTAGTTTCTCTCGCGGCACTGCGACATGATGAAACGTCTTCGTGCCGCTTGGCGAGCAATGCGCGGCTACGCGGCTGCACAAGATCTGCGCACATCGGCGCATTGGGCACCATCTGGCAGTGACGCGACAGCCGAAGTCGGCATCGCTGCGGCGACGATCGCTCGACGCGCGCGTGACGCTGTGCGAAATGATCCCTATGCCGCGCGCATTGTCGATCTATGGACCGCTAACGCTGTCGGCGCAGGCATCACTACGCGATGGCCGGATAAGCGACATGCCGATGCGTGGAAGCGTTGGGCGGAGAGCGCCGCGTGCGACGCAGAAGGGCGGCTCGATTTCTACGGCTTGCAAGCTTTGGTGATGCGTGCGGTCGTTGAAAGCGGTGAATGCTTTGTGCGTTTTGTTCCGACTGTGCCGAATGCTGCCAACCCGGTTGGATTGCAACTCCAAGTGTTGGAAAGCGACCACCTCGATACGTCGCGCAACGGTGTGATCGACGGCGCACCGACGATTCAAGGCATAGCGCTTGGCGAAGCCAGTAAGCCGATTGGATATTGGTTGTATGCTGTGCATCCTGGCGCTGCGTGGGTTGTTGCAGGATCGACATGGCAAAGTAGCGATCGCATTCCGGCCAGCGATGTGCTGCACGTCTATCGCAAGCGTCGTCCAGGTCAGCTGCGAGACGTTTCTTGGCTCGCGCCGGTGCTGATGCGGTTGCGCGATCTTGCCGACTATGAAGGCGCGCTGCTGATGAAAGCTAAGATCGAGGCTTGTCTCGCAGCGGTAGTGACGGAAGAAGGCGACGAGACTCTGACTGGACCTGCCGCAAACCTGCTGCGCGATGCGCAGGGACGCGCTGTCGAAACATTCGAGCCAGGAATGATCCTTTACAGGCGCGGTGCTGGATCGGTCGAGGTTGTAAACCCGTCTAGCGGTGGCAGCCACGCCGCTTTTGCGCGTCGTGCGCTTGAAGCCGCGGCGGTGGGAACTGGGCTAACGTATGACCAGGTGTCGGGAGACCTTACGCAAGCAAACTATTCGTCGTTGCGCGCTGGCAAGATCGAGTTTCGTCGCCTCTGCGAGCAGGTGCAATACGGCATGCTGATTCCAATGTTGGTGCGACCGGTCGCGGAACGATTCCATGCGCAAGGAGCGTTGCTTGGCTTGTGGTCAGCGGAGATGCCAGATGGCGTTAGCCATGTGCCGCCCGCGCATGAGATGATTGATCCGCTGAAAGATACGACCGCGCTAATCGCGCAGGTGCGTGCCGGTTTCATTCCGCAGTCGGAAGCGGTTGCGTCGTTTGGTTACGACTTCCGTGCTGCAATCGAGATGATTCGTGAAGCCAACGCGCTGCTGGATAACGCGGGCATTTCGCTTGATACTGATCCACGTCGCGTCGCTAAGAGTGGCGCGGCGCAAGACCCAGCGCAGATAGCCGCGATCGAAATCGCTGCGACCGGCGCTGCGTTGCCAGAAAGCAAATCGAAAGACGACGTT